ATCCCGTTAGCTCTTGCAGTTGACGGTGACGGCCTTGAACTTGCCTGCCCTTCGCCTGCTCCCTTGCCGTCTGCAAACTCCTGTGTAGCTATAAGAATATCTGTTGTATACACCTTCTGGCCGTCCTTGTTTGTATAGCTTCCTGTCTGAATACGACCTGAAATCAATACTCTTTGACCTTTTCTGAAGTACTTTTCAGCAAATTCTGCCGACTTTCCAAATGCAACGCATGATATAAAGTCGGCCTCTTCGCCTCTCATTCTGTCAACCGCTATAGTGTACTTAGCTACTGCCTTTGCCTCTTCCCCATTTGTGTATCTTATCTCCGGATCTCTTACTAACCTTCCGCATATAATAGCTTGATTCACTCTGTATCCTCCACTTCATCTAATATTAAATCTGTATACAATATCGGCCTTGATAGAACTTTCGTAAGTCTGCAATAGTCGCAGGTTCCGCACCTTTCAGGCTCTATTTCACCGTTTTTTATCTTCACAACTCTTTCAACATGCTCTTTCACCTTCTCAAGTGCTCCTGCAAGTGCTTCATCATTTATCTGTATGATTTCAATATCTGTAATCTTTTCTTTGCTTGCAGCGGCTATATAAAAAGGCAATACCTTTCCTGTATTCTGCCTTACAATTTCTTGATATACGGCTCCCTGAATTTCATATCCCCAATTTGTAATAAAATCCGTAAAACCGTATTTTTTTACATAAACCCTGTTACGGATTGACTTGACAATCTTTAAGTCAACTATGCAGATGTCAGGGATATAAGAGTCAATTTTAATTTTCCAAGGGACTCCACCGATTTCTCCGGTCATGATTACTTGCTTTTGCCCTGACATAAACTTCATAAAATACGGATCTCTTTCAATCCTATTTATAATCTCCTCAGCCTGCCTATATTCAGCTTTTAAGCTTCCCTGTTTTGTAAATATTTCCGGGTTTTGAGCTTTAAAGAGAGGAAGGCTCCCCTCAAAATGTGCATCCACATAACTGCCTACAAGCAAAGCAGTACTCTTTTCTCTTTCCCATTCACCTCTTATTTCAGCCATTGCCATAGCTTCGCACCCTTTTATTCCCATAGAGCCAATAAAACTTTTGTATTGACTTACAGACATATACTCATTGCTTGCCTCTCTTGAAAAGTAATTCTCATTTGTCAGTTGCATTTTCTGCGCCCTCCTTAGCCTCAAATGGATCCACCGCCTTAGGCTTTTCCGGTGATATGTCCTCCGCCTCGCCTTCTACAAAGCATCCCATAAGTAAGTTCGGCACATGAATTCTTGCAAAGAAAGCCGCTGCACGATATGCAAGCATAAGTTCCGGCATAGTCTGCCATTTCTTGTTTGATGTCCAGTCCTCAAGTCTTGCCATCTTTAATGTCACATCCGGACCTTCTATAAGTTCTCCTTCTTTTGTAACTGCTTTTATATAGCATCCCCTGTCTTCTGTGCCTTTTTCGCCAAAGTATATTGGCTTAGCTTCTTTAAATCCTGCATTTGATTTAATCATCCCCATGCAGGCCTGCCCGCTCCATGACGGCTTACCTTTAACAACGTAAAGATTTTGCATAACCATCATGGGGCTTAACCCCATGCGGTTGGCCATATCTATAGCTATAGCACAGTCCATTGCCTTGCCTTGATAAGCCTGTGGCACAAGGGAAGACGATGCGAACATCTTCCCTATATTAAATAGATCCTGAAAGTTTTCAGCTTTCGCAAAAACTTCACCTGATACAGGCAAATTATTTCCTGTTTCAATCAATTCATTCATATTTTTTCTCCTATAACTCAACCACTGTTAAATCATCACTGTCTGTTGTTCTTGTAGCTATAAATTGAAGTTCTTTATCCTTGCACTTCTTATAAAGTCTTTCTCTGAGCTCTGTAGCCATCTTTTCGACTCCATCAATCAATATGATTTGCAGCCCATTAGGCTTCTGAATTGCCACATCTATACATAGATCCAGCTTTTCACCTTCTGAAAGATTGCTGATTGGAAGTCCATTTATAAGCGGAACTCCGTCTTTTACGCTTAGGCCTTGCACAGGAATATTGGATGTTTGTAATATTTCTCCCGGCAATGTTCTTGCTTTAGTGATTTTCTCTGTCAGCTCTTCGCTTTCCTGCTGAAGATTTTCAACTTCACTTTGCAAGCTTTCCATCCTACGATACTCATTGATATGTCCTTTCATTTCTTCAATGTGTTCTGCTTGCTTGCTAAGTTCATCCACGCTTTTTATTTCCTGATTTGCCAATTCTTCATACTCTGCCAAATTCGCCGTTAATTTGGCCACATTGGCTTTATATTTCTCTTCCTCAAGTGCAATTTTGTCCTGTTTCTTCTCGGAAAGACTTGCCAATTCCTGCTTGTGAGCCTTTATTTGTTCCTCAAGCTGCGCAATAGTCTTATTTAAGCTACTTTCACGATTTGAGGTTTCACGCTCAATTGCCGTAATTGCAATCTCTTTCTCTGCCTGTAGTCCTCTGATCTTATTGTCTGAACTTTGAATAAACACCTTTGCTTTTTCAATTAAGCCGTTCTGATGTCTTATAGCCTCTATTTGCCTATAAATCTCACCTGCGCTTGCATTTTCCCATTCATCCACCATGTACCCCGCAGGGATTGAACTTGCAATTTCTTCAATAAATGCGTTCTTATTCCTTATATCTCTATTAACATCCTGCCTTCTTTGAAAGTACTTTCCCTTTTCAGACTGAATATCATCTAAAATTGCCAGTATGTTTTGATCATAAGATACCCAATCCGGTATCTCTCCAAACCAATCTCTAATTGTGTTCATATCCCAAGCAAATTCAATTAAGTCTAAAATCATTGCATTTTGCTTCTTTTTATCCATCCCCGCAAACTCAACCGGATTTAATTGCAATGGTGTAAATATGTCCCTAAGGAAACTCTCAGGACTTGGAACTTCTTTTCCATTACTTTTAACCGATTTGTAACTTGCCTGTGTTAATCGTTCCTTTCTGTTAATCCTCAAACCATTATCTGTTTCAATAATTATCTCACCTTCATTTTCACCATTCCTTACTATATAATCCCTACTGGATTTATTTGTAAGGGCATAGCGAATTGCATCGATTACAGATGTTTTTCCTGTTCCATTTTTTCCTGACAGCTCTACAGATTTTCCATCAGCCTCATACTCTTTTATGCCAAATAAATTCTTAATCTTAATCTTTGTAACTCTCATTTCTACTCCTCCTTATATTCAAAAAACAAACACTGCTACAACTGCTAAATTAAATATCGTCAATCCTATAACGCCCATCCAAAAAGACTTTTCCGCGCTATCCAAAGCGCTCTCAAGCTCTGCAACTTTCCTCTTTAGCTTCTCAACCTCTTTGCTATGGCTGCTCTTAAACTCTGCTATATCTTTCTCTAATCTTTTGCCTGTCCACACATCTGCTACTGCAATTTTTTCTTTTAAATTAGACATTTAAATCCTCCTTTGCTGAGAAGCTTTCTCCCTAGTTCCTTGTCTTCTAATAGTTCTTTTAATGTTTTCTTTTCTAATGCCTTGCCAAGCGCAGGACTGCAGAGTATCGCTCCCAGAGTGCTATCTGTAAGTATCTGACCAATTGTAGCCGACATATCATGCTCCATTCTTTTTATCCTTACAGACCTCTTCTTTTTCTTGTCTCGAACAACTTCTTCTCGCTCTTCTATAACCTTAAGCTCACACCAGTTGTGATACACTTTCTTGACTTCAACTTCACAGATTACATCAGTAGGCACGGCATTTTCTTTTGTGAAAAGTTCACACTTCATCATAAAAGTGTCCCCTGGCTGTATAGCCTGATGGATCTCTTTATACCTAAGCGCAGGCTTAGGACCGTCAACTATGTGTATGATTGTATTATTGTGATGTACTATCATATCTTTTTCCTCGCATGCGACAGTGCTTCTTCTTTTGATATCCAAAAATACAAATCTACAGAGCTTGTTTTGAACCGGTCTATTTCAAAATCAGTATCGTGCGCTATATCTTTTAAGATACAGTCTCTGAACTTAAGCGTTACTTCAGTTGGTTCATGACCGTCTTTTAAGCTTTCGATAGATTCAATAAAAAGCATTTCTGCTCTACATTTTCTTGTAGTTCCTGAGCTTCTCTGAGCCCATGCAGGGATAGATACTTCCACTAAACAGTCATTTCCTTCTTCATCTTCCCCGATAGTCCATCCTATAAAGCTTCCTTCAGTTGGGCATACCGGATAGATACCGACTGTATTATCAAATTCTGCTGTAATAATGTTCGTATCCTGAAGGTTTGCATCTGTCAGATTAGCCTGTGCGAAACTTGCACCATCCAGATCGGCACCCTCAAAGCTTGCTTCCGTCAAATTAGCAGACAAGAACAATGCGTCTTTACAGTTAGTTTCATTAAAGTTTGCCGACCATGCAATTGCACATGAAAAATCTGTGTTCTTTAAATTTGCCCCTTCAAAATTAGTACCGACCAGTATTGCGTCTATAAAGCAAGTCCCCTCAAGGTCTGCATTGCTAAAATTTGCCCCTGATAAGTTCTGGCCTTTAAAGTTCCATCCCTTAAGGTCCATGTTTGCGAAATTATTGTTTAAAACCTCTTTTAGCTCCTTTTTCATTTATCCTACCTCTCTTACTATCTTCCATCCTGTACCTCTTGCAGGCCTTCTTCTCTGGCTTGCAAACTCAGAGGTCTGTATCTTAATTCGCTTAGCGATCCACTTATCAAAGCCCACCGTGTCGAATATGATAGTCGAATTCGGTTTTGCCGGATCCACTTTGGTTGCAAAGTTTTGTTTCGGATCTCTATAAGCTTCCATAAGTAAAGGTTGTGGATAACCTAAACTTTTAAGCTCTGACATTTTCATAATCTGTTTTGGATATTCCATAGCTACCTCTCTTTTTATTAACTTAAAGTTAAGCACTGGGCAAAAAAATATTTTCCCTATTGATGTTATAGATTCTGCACAGCATTTCAAAGTAAGCGGGCTTTGGATAAGTCACACCTTTTTCCCAATTTACTAGCGTTTGCTTGCTTATATGCATCTCTTCAGCCACTTCTTTTTGCGTTAATCCGGCATTTACTCTTGCCGCGGCTAGTGTAATTTGCAATTTATCACTTCCTTTCTTGCTTTAATTAACTTTGTTGCAAGTTTAGTATAATTAACTTTAAGTTAAATGTCAATACTAAAAGTTAATTTTTTTTACTTTTTTTCTTGACTATTATAACTTTTGGTTTATACTGTATCTATAAGGAGGTTTTACATTATGAGCGACAAGGCAATTAATGATATAATATCATTCAACTTAAATAGACTGTTGGAAGCCAACGGTAAAAATCAAGCAGACCTTGCTACATATATGGAAGTATCTCAAGCGACAGTTTCAAATTGGTGCAAGGGGATAAAGTCGCCCAGGATGGATAAGCTTGACAGGATTTGCGTGTTCCTAAACTGCACACGAACAGACCTACTAGAGGATAAAAATAATGCTATAAACAGCGGACTATCTTCTTCCGATCGCAGAGATATTGCAAAGAATTTAGATGAAATGATGGAGCAACTCCAGAGTGGAACTGACAGCCCTTTAATGTATAACGGCCAAGAACTTAGTGAAGCCTCTAAAGCTCTTCTTCGCAATGCCCTAGAATATGCACTTACAGAAACAAAGAAGGAAAACAAGGTGAAATATAATCCGAACAAAAATAAAGGGTGATAGAATTGAATACCGAAAAAACACGGAAGAAAATTAAATCAATTATTGCGCACTATGAAAGAATGACAGGAAGCAGAGATCCAATCCGAATTGCAAAGTTTGCCGGAATAGGAATAGCTATATGCCCATTAGGCGAACTATCAGGATTTTATAAATTGATAAAACGTAAGAAATGGATTTTTATAAACGAGGATCTATTGGATACAGATATGTTTAGAGTGGTTGCGGCTCATGAACTTGGGCATGCTTTTTTACACAGAACAAAGGAATGTGCATTTATAAAAAATCACACTCTACTACTTACATCATGGGTAGAGCGTGAAGCTAATCTTTTTGCAGCAGAGTTGTTAATTCCTGACTGCAGTCAATATCAAGTTGTATATCCCAAGGAATTGTTGGATATAAAGAAAAATAGATTTTAAAGGGGATAAAAATATGGGATTATTTGGATTTGGAGCTAAAAAGGAAATGAAGCCAATAAGGGCATTTCATTATGAGGGTATAGATGCCCTTTATACGGATTGTCCGTGTTGGATCAGGATGACTGATACTGATTTTGAAGTAAAATCAGACAAGCCTGAGATTAATGTGAATTTACCTAAAGACCGCATAAAATCTGTATCTTGCATGGATGAGGATAAGTTCATGCAAAAATATCACGGAAACGCTGCGAAAACTTCAAAACTTACAAGAAAGTATTTGGTTATCGAGTATACATCTTCTACAGGTGAATCAAAAATGCTTGCTCTATGGATACTGCACATGAGCGGTGATACTCTTAAACTTATAAAGATGCAGAACGAATTTAAGCCTACGCAATCAAATATAACTTTATAATTAAAAAACCACCCGGATAACCGAGTGGCCAAACATACTATTAAAGCTGTTATGCTAAAACAATACGCCCTAGACAAGCTATATTGTACCATGCAAACAGCTAATTTTCAATGGCTGTTATTTTTATACCCAAAAAGGAGGTACATATATGGCAAAAACAAAATACAGTAAAGGAAAAGACGGCTATTTCCGTGCAAAAGTCTGGGACGGCACTTATAATCCTGACGGATCCAAGCACAGAATCAATCTTATTTCTAGAAAGTCCAGTGCTGATTTAGAGAAAAAAGTAAATGAATTTAATTTAAAAGTTCAAAATTCAGAGTTTACTCCACAATCGGATGATACATTTTATGATTATGCCCTTATATGGCTTGATACATTTAAGACTACAAAAGAGCTGGCAACCTATAAGATGTATGAAACTATAATCAATAAGTACTTCTCCGATTTCAGAATTATAAGAGTTCAGAGCATTACAAGGCATCACATACAAAACTTACTCAATGATAATGCTGACAAGCCTAGAACTTGTCAAAAGATTGCTTTAACCTTTAAGCAAATAATTAAGTCGGCTATAAAGGACTCTATTCTTACTCAAGGTGCATATCTTATACTTTGTGACGGACTGCTACTGCCTAAGTACACAGCCAAGGAAAGAAGACCGCTTACAAAGTCTGAAGTATCTGCTATAAAGGAAGCACATTTCACCGATACAGAAAAATGTCTTGTATATATACTCTATTCTTGCGGTCTAAGACGTGAAGAGGTACTTGCCTTAACTGTATCAGACATAGACCTGGAAGGTTCTAATTTAAGCGTAAATAAGGCTTTAGCATTTGACGGTAATAAATCATACATCAAGGGTACAAAGAGCCACAGGGGCAATCGCAGTGTCCCTCTCACGTCTGATTTAAAAGAATTTCTACAAGAATACTTAAAGGGCTGTAAGTATTATCTCTTTGAAAGAGAAGACGGCACTCCATATAAGCTACACCAGTATAAGGATATGTGGAAGTCTATCAGAGCAAAGATAGAATCATTAGATCCGACATCTGAAGGACTGACAGCACACATATTCAGACATAACTATTGTACTCGCCTTTGCTATCAAGTACCTACACTATCAACTAAGATGATTGCAAAGCTTTTGGGGGATTCAGAAAAGATGGTATTAGATATTTATAGCCACATTTTGGAAGAAAAAGAGGATGCTCAAACGGCTGTTTCAAATGAGTTTTCACTGTAATTTTCTTAGACATTTCATTAGACATTTATTAGACATTTTAATTTTTAAGGGCATTTTTAGACTAATTTTAGACATTTAAAAACAAGTAAAACGATATACTTTTAATAACAATAAAAAAGGCTTAAACCCTTACAAATCAAGGATTTAAGCCATATTTCAAACTGCCGCAGACCGGAATCGAACCGGTACGGGTATTTCTACCCACGGGATTT